GCTGTAACCAAAAAGTTCGTTGGTAACCATAGATTTAAGTCACATTTTTATTTCCCGTACCTATACATAGGCTTCCTCGGAGGCGATATGTGCATCACCTTTTCCCCGCCATTCTAGATCTAACAAAGGGAGCGGGCGAGTCTCCCCCTCTGGTAAAGGACGATACTTCTCTAACCACTTCACTGTCCAATAATCGTAAGGATAATCTAAACAATTACACAGGTGCACCAAGTCTGTACGCTTGGCAACTTCCCGCATCTGAGCTAGTCTACCTTCAAAAACTGTGCGACCATGATAATACCACTCCCGTAAACTATTGTCTATGTTCTGTGCAGCCTGTTGCCGAGGCGTCAAGGCACTGGAAGTCATGGTACAGTGTAAGGATTTAAAGATGGAGTCTTGATCTAATGCTCCAACGTATTGCCCTAGTTCTGGTAAATATATGTTCTTACGCTTTAGAAAATCCGCAGCTGCGTCTTCCATAAGAGGTATCGGTACATCTGTCTTGTTAGGCATAGTAAAGCCCATTCCGACGACATCTCTCAAGAATGCTGCATAAGTTATATGGTTGAACTTATCCTTAATGGAATCCTTTACTGAACTCTTTACATCGTCTCCGTATGTGATAAGTGAAACAAAATCACGGAAGGGTCCTGCATCAAGTCCAAGTATGTGGAAATAAGCGCAACGCATCAACAACGAATTAACTATAGAATTAATATAAACCGTTAAATTGTGTCCAGAGGGATTGGAACCCAATAATTCAATCAGAGTTCCCCGATATGCCACCATAGGATGACAAATATCGGAAGCCATGGCTCGCATGATAGTCAAGTCTCGCTCCGAATAATTCATCTTCGCCGCCAAATCAATCATGATACCAAAAGCTGCATACATCAGTTGAGGAGACATAGTCAAATCATAACTGCTATAATCTCCAGCTAATATATTCCTCTCCCCATACTTCCTAATTTTACTCGTGAGCTGTTGCCATTCGGGTCCAATAGCATTAACACCGACAGCACACTCGGAACGTATAGGATTGACACTTAATAGTCTCGCTACAGGTAGATAGTATTTCCGGACCATCAACTGTAGTGCCACAGGAGCGGATTGAAAGACTCTAACCTTAGTAGAAGTTTTAGCTTTCACCTCATCCTTGAGACAGGCTTTAAATATGGGATAGGCGCG